CTTTAACTCTTTGACACATTGTTTCATCGTGGGGGCTCCTATATTATCTTCCCTCTATATATAATATAAGTCCTAAATGGGGGATGTCAACCCCCCAAATTAATTATTCTTCGACTTTCTTTTCGGTCTCTACTGGAGGTGCCCCAGATAATATTCTGATAATATCCTCAATGCTGTCGGTCACTACTAGATCCAACCCCCCCTCAATGATGATCACACTGCCACCAACTGAACGGCTTTTGAAAGCCACGATTGATGGTCCTTTGACCCACATATAACCCACTTGATGGGTTGCTGGGTCAATATTAAATCTGTGAAATACTACGTTATCCATTGTTATCTCCTTTAGTTTATCGAATGAAGTATATTCTAAATAGCCAATCTATATCAACCTCTTCAAAAAATCCCCGATAACCTCGAAGATAAACAGTTGGAACATCATCTGGTTCACACAGAAACTGTGAGTTAAATACTCCATACTTAGCTAGCTCCGGATTGGTTACGATCATTGCTCGTTTGCTGAGTTTTAATGGCTCAGCAGCTCGAAGTATCATCAGGTCACCATCAGGATCGCCTTCATCAGCTCGGTAAACAACAATTCCAGCTACCTCGACGTATTGATACTGCTTATCAAAACCTTCGACTTCATCGTGGGTTAGTCCAAGAAACTTCTTTAGTTGATTGCCTGGGTGTTTTAACCAAATACTTGGTATCATATCCTATTTCCTTTTTTTATATTCTCCAAAGCCGGGATGACTTGGAGGTTCCACGGAACATGTAGACCACAAAGGGTTTTACCTTGAAGTGGGTCTATATGATCAACAGGCTGTGGTATGCCAGTTAACTTTCACTTAATCCCTCGCTTTTCAATTGATTTAATTTCCGCTTTAATATCACCACGTTTCTCGTTGGGTATTTTATAACTATCACATCGGAGTTTGTGGATCAACTTCTGTTCTTCAAAGCCGGGGCGCTTATGACCATCAACATAACTAGCTCGGGTTACACTCGCAGCTACCATGATACGATCATCCTTGGTTACGGTACCTTCACATACAGCACAATCCCATGGACTGGTTGTATCATAATCATTCATGGTCATGACGATATCGAACTCACCGTCGCACTTGGGGCACTGGAATGGATAATACATTAGGGTGCCTCCAAATCAAGCGATTCAAGGTCAGCCACGGCATTAGCCTTATCACTGTCTTCCTCATCCATACTATCCCACTCACCACCTCGGGCCAGTTCAATGGCTTCTTCTTCATTGTCAGCATGAACATAGGCTACTCCATATGTCATCCAGGTTGTGTCTACTTTATAAATTGGCATTATATTTCCTCCTTATCACAATATTTACATACCATCTTGATGTGATTAAATCCTACATTAACAAACAAATGATCACAAGAATCATAAATGAATTCATCGTCATAATTAGAATCTGGCCAATCCTCCGGTCTATATTCAATCATTGTTCCTCCACATGTTTATCACATAAAACCGTCGCCCAATCATCCCTCCGTAGTTCCCCCAACTCACCACACTCCTCACAGGTTATGCAACTGGTGAATTCAGCATCGGCTATCATGGTACGGGCTTCCTCACTGGCAGATCTCACATAGAATCGCAACGTTCCAAACTTTTCTTTGACTTGTAGTACCTCGATATCCTCATTCAAATCGTCAAGTTGGATACTCAATGCCATAAGTATATCAAACCATCCATCACCACATTCAATGTATACCGGAGATGTCAATCGTTTAATAGTTTTAGCTGATAGGTGATCATCATGATGCATCAGTTCCCGAGCATATAACTTTGGAGCTGCGGCATGTATTCTTTGTTGTAGCTCAACTTTCATACTTCCACCCTAATGCCTCGGCTATCACCGGCAATTGTCCCGCAAGTAATTGTTTGCATGATTCTGCAATTTCCATATGCTCCTTCTGTGTACCATTGCCGCAGCGTAGGTTGATGTAGTGAATCCAAGACCGAATACTCCCGCTCATATAAATCCTGGTGGGTGCCATGGCTGGAAGGATGTTACGAGCTACCTCCTTGGCAATACCTTTTGCCAGTGCCTGTTCATACTGTAAGTGAGCATCCTCCCATAGGGTCTCTTGAACGTCCTCCCACCAATCCCCTGTATCCAGATCCATATCGTCAATACTGTTTTGACGGTTCTTGTTATCTTGACGCCGCGCTCCGATGTAGACCGGGTCATCCTTAACAGCTGAGTATCGTTGACTGAACTCACTGAATGTAAATGACCTATGTCGCAGAATCTGTGGGCTAATTGCGCGACTAGTCTCGATCTCGATGGTAGCAAAAGCGTGTTCAAATACCGAAAAATGTTTCATCCTTAGACAATATTGAAGTAGCCTGGTTGATGATGAGTCTTGGTTGGGAGAGGACACCCTTGCTATGTATAGCATGGTCTTTTCCGCATCCGGTGTTATACTGATAAGGGTTGTCATACTCCGCACACTCCATTCAAACATTCATCTTCACGTTCTTCGAATACCATACCCTCCGACGCCAAAGCCTCCTCGATCGGTACCCGTGTCAGGGGCTGGCCACCACGACAACCGTCAGGATAACAGGTAAATCCCCGTAATCGCTTGGCGTACTTTAAAAGCATTCGGGCATTGGAAGCAATATTACCTTCATTATTCTCCGGTGATCCCCATGGTGGAAGATTACAGGTTGAACTGATACTCATATCCACATAATTCTGGACGTCGGCTTGAAACTTAACCCGATCCTTAAAGCTGATATCGTATGCATCAGTGATACTATCCACTGAGACACCGCTCGCTTGCAGTCGCTTGACAGCTGGATCAACCACATACTCATACTTCCAACCCTTTCCATCCAAGTAACGTCGCTTGTATGCTTTGCAGAATAGGGGTTCAATTCCCGTGGTTGTCTCAGCTATAATACCAATAGTCCCTGTTGGGGCAATAGCACGCTTTCCCTTGGGCATCGGCACAGCAAACTTCCGAGACCATATATAGGCAGCTGACTCTGATTCTTGTTTGTATTCAGATAACCACTTGTGCAGTTCTTGGGTAACCACATAGGGAGAATTACGTTGCATTAACCACTCATGCATTCCACCAAGTCCAAGACCAATTCGGTTATTACGATTACCGACCTCACGAACTTTCTCATATGGAACGTCCGAGTAGAGTCCACCACAAAGTAGGAAGGCAGTGGCAACATGACATACCCTAGCAAACTCCGCGCGACTCTCACATCGGCTCATCCAAACTGTGCCCAGATTACATTTATCACTGTCATCCTCGGAGGTAACCTCGGTGCAAGCGTTGCGAAGGGACTCAAAGTCCTTGCAATAGTTGAAGCTCATTCCAGGCTCGGCTGTGCTGAATGCTTGTTTACAGTTCTGACCCCATACCTGCTTCGCTCGCTTATGATCAGGATGCTTCTTATCCTCCATTGCCTGGAAGAAGTCCGTTCCATAAATGACACTGATGTTTGTTCCTTCCATGGGTACTGGGAAGTTGAAGTCATTCGTCTTGATTGCTTTGATCGTATCACTGTAGTTCTTGATGTCCATGAATTCAAGGACGTCATCATGCTTCCAGTCAAGGCCAGCCCAGATAGCAGAACGACGAGCGCCTCCCTGCATTATGTGCCGACCTGCTTCGTTTACCATTTGCATAAGAGCGATAGGGCCGGTGCTGAATCCGCCCGTTCGTTTAATCCGGGATCCACTGCCACGAACCTTACTGTAATCAATACCGATTCCACCGCCCGTCATCAGGGCACTGGTACTGTTCGTCATGATCTCGGCCCAACCTTCACGGCTATCCTCGGCACGAAACAGAAAACAGTTATTTACCTGGTGAAGGGGTCGACCAGCAGAAAAAAGATAACGACCACCCGGAATGAACTTCCGATCAATCATGTATTGAAGGATCTCATCTCGCAGTTCCTTGGGTAAGTATTGAGCGGATACGGACTCCACAACACGTTCGCATGTGTCAGCCCATTCCTCCACTCCATTCATACTGTACTTTTGCTTATATATATTCTGCGCGAAACTTGATTCAAAGGTCATCGATTGTCTCCACTGCCTTGTAGTTTGTTGCGTTGCTTACGGCTGTTTAATTTATCCAAATTTATCTGTGCTATATCCTCAAGATCGTATCCAATAAAGTCAGCCATATTAGTGAGGTACCACATAACATCACCCAACTCCTTGGCTACTTCCCTTGCATCCATCTTACCATCTCGTATACTCTTCTTAACTTTCTCGGCTACCTCGCCAGCTTCCCCTGTTAATCCGAGTGCCAGGTATGGCAGATTATTGGCAGTTCCCATTCTTAATTCACAGGCTTGTTTTTGATATTCATTAAATTTCATGCCTAATCCCTTCCATTGTAAACGTCGACTCTCCTGCGAGATCTCTCCGCAAGTGTGACATACGGAATTCCCGTTTCTTTGTCTTTTCATCCCACAACTTTTCAGCAGCTAAGCAGTGTGTTGCCATTATATCTCCTAAGTATAATCACTAGAGTTGTAGTGGCCCTTCGTGACACCAATCACACTTGTCTTTAACCCCTTGCCGACTACACGGTCTTTCTTGGTAACCCTGCCTTCACACCCAGGGCATTCCATGGATTCAAACTCCTCATACTCATCGAAATTCATCACTGAGTGGCTATCAGTTTCACATGCTTTATGAAAAAAATCATAAATAGGAATTGTCTTATCCTCCAAAAATATATTTAAATAATGCAATTGTCACTGGGAAATAATAAATATTATAATCTAACAATTAATTTCCGTTTCATCCTTCGCTAGTTCATCAATGATATCATAGACTCTCACATGATACCATACACCATTGATCAGTTTGGGCTTGACCTTGAATGGCTTCTGTTTTGTTGGTGTTGCTTTATGGTTGGGATCAAGCCGTCCATTAAGTTGAACTTTCGTCGATGATTCTTCCATACATATATCCTATACATAACATTATCCAATTAGCAGCTTCGCGGGTAAAGGGCACTCGGTCAAACTGAGATAGACAATCAGCCCAACATTCACCAAGCTCCTCATAATCAAGTACATCAAGCTTCGATTCCATATTGATCCTCATTATGGTGCCACCAGTTAGACCACATTTGGTTGACTGGAAAGAATACAGGCTCCTGTGTGTGGGACGTATATCCCCAACCACCTAGTCGATCATCAGGACCACCTACTTGCCAACCAAGGCATTGTTTCGTTTTTGCCCACGCTTCGTATTTCATATATTCGCTCCCTTTGTTAAATTCTCCACGGCACTAAGTATCTGTAAGTTATCAAATGTATGTAATCCTCCTTTACTTATTGGTCGGATGTGATCCACATGAAATGACTCGCCGCAGGATTTACTTAATATCTTTGCCATAAAATACAAGGCATCAATCATGGAAGATTCTATACTAGACAGATTCGGGGATTGATCTCTTACTTTAGCCCAACGTAGATTGGTTGCTTGTACCTTTTCCCAATTCTTTTGATAATAGTCTTGTTGGTATATCTTTTGTCGAACCTTAGTTCGTTGATAATATTCTTGCTTCTGTAACTTGATTGAGTCTTTATTCTTTACTTGGTCTGCCTTAACATAAGAGATACGACAAGGTTTGCATATTGTATGTAGTCCATCATGACTTCTGCCACTTTTATGGAACTCTGTTGATTCCTTATTCAATTTACATTTACTACATGATTTCATTTACATACCTTCAACTGCTTGAACGAACCACTTAGGGAGACTCGACTTACTTTTATTGTACCATATTTTAAATTGGCTGTCAAGGAGATAACTTACTCCGGTATCATCCGGTCCCCTGCAAATACGACCACTTGCCTGCATCACATCCTTTGATACACACCAATTGTAATAGTCAGGATCCTTTTCAGCAAGGTGCCTCATTGCCGGATCAGCTAGGGATGGGTACGGAACCTTCGTAAGTGCCTGCCATTCTGCAACGCCATATTCCAGATTGAGACCTTCTGTCATACCGGATCCAATCATCACTGCCCCAGACTCGGGAGGCAGTACATAAAACTTCTTGTATTGTTTCTGCTTATCAATCTTATCATGGAACATGAACTGACTGCTGGTAAGATATTGGCGGAGCTTGGATGCAACAGCATAGGGTGCATGAATGAATCCCTTGCTACCTTGATGATGAAGGGCTAGCGCCTTGATATCATTTGCCATTGCCTGAATGTTTGCATCCTGACTGTTAAAGCTCATGTTACCTATTGGTTGATATAATACTGGACGACGCTCAATTGGGATAGGACTGGCTACATCGATATAAATGATACGACGACTGGATAGTCCCATCATCTCGATATCCTTTGGTCCGATTGTTGCGCTCATTAGTACAATCTTCTTGACCTTGGATCCCCAGAATGGGCTGGGCATATCTGCTACAGACAGTGGTATCAGCTTCAGGCAATTACGTTGCTTACCTCGAAGTGATTCAGTTGCCATACGTACCAAGGTGGCTGGGTTAATGGACTCAAGCGAGGTTCGAAGCCGCTTTGTTTTGACATCATCCCCCCTGTCTCGATCCATCCAATCAAGGAGATCCTGGATTGATACCGCATTCTTGGGGTATTGATATTCGTGCTGCCATATCCGGGTAGCTGCCAGCTCCTGAAGGGTGGGCAGAAGGGCGTGAGCCTCATCAATTATCAATGTGTTACGGTGTAACTTGTGGGCTATATAGGTATAGAAGTTACCAACAACCGGCGTTCCAACTCGACGTACCGCTGCACAGTCCTTGCTATACTCATGCTCCTTGTTACCCCACTTATGAACACGCCGACGATACTCACGTTCCGTCATGTTGTACTTGGGGATAATGTAATCATCTTGACTGCGTACTGTCCTCATCCAATCAAACTCATCCATGTACTGTTGACGTAGCATGTTGTTTGGTGTTAGGATAGCACAGCCGTTTCGATGGCTCAACTCCCAAGACTGGATGGCAGCTCCGATGGGAGATTTACCAAAACCAACTGGAGCACGAACCACAAACACGTCGTATTTATTCCAGTTAAACTGAAGCTTTGCAAGTAGCTCAGCCTGACCGGCTCGAAATGTTTCAAATGGAAAGTGACTCTTCATTCAATGTATCCCCAATGTTCCCGAATGCCTGGCATGTTCCAATAGTCATGGTCATGCACAAACAACTCCATGAATTCAAGTTTCTTTTTCTCGCTCATCTTCTGGTCATATCCAGATGCAAAGGCGATAACAGCCATACCAATATATTGTGCATCACTCTCATCCCCCTTCTCCCATCCACCAATACGACGAGCAACTGCTTGCCATGTATGACTGGCCATCTCAACCAATTTCCCTGTAGTACCTGCTACATACACACCGCATACCTGGATCAGAGTCTGGCTGGTATTGAAGTTACCTCGGCGTCGTGCCAATGGTATGTCCTCCAGTGCCAACACGTCATAGTCCTCGGTGAATTCGCTCTGAAGTATCGCTAATATATCACGGTAACGCTCTTCCTTGCGCTTGTTAATTGGTATCTCGATGACGCCACTTGATATCATGGCACTGGATCTAAACAGTGCCCAACCTGCCTCACTTGGTTTGCCTGTATACCGATCAACAGCACCACTGGTCGGGTCAATGGTTAGCATGAGACCACCCAGGATATCCTTCTTAAGTTGGAGGCATCGTGTCTTACTCACTGTCCAACTCCTCCTCAAGTTGTTCAATTCGGCACTGTAAATTTATTATGTATTCATTAAGTAATCGTGTGGTTCGATCTTCGGGTTTCTCTTCATTCATCTGAATCTCCTTATTTAAATCCACGTAGTTTACTTTCGATTGCACTGGTAGTATGAGGAGGAGAAGCGAAACGAGCATTCCACCACCTCAGATCCTCATACAACTCTTCATGCCCAATGCCAGCCTCATTGCCACGCTTCCATAGTATGAACAGGTGAGTGTGTCGGCCTCCCTTACCGCGTCGATACAATAGGTTACGTCGGTATTCATTGATGGCCTCAGGACTACCCTCATTAACCACGGTGGATCGAATGGGCACTGGAGGTTTCACAAGGATGGGTACGACGGGACGCTTGCCAACATACATATCAATCAATGTCTTGACCCTTCCCGTCTTCTCGTGAGTGGCACCAGGTACACGTATCTGACCTCCCTCACGATAGATAGACGCGTCTATGTATTCCCACACATCGATACTCTGTAGCCAACATTTCTGTGACCATATAGTATTAGGTCCGAACATAGGATCAATTGGAATATGGAAGTGACAACCACGGTTACCCGTGGACCACTCACTGTATCCAATCACAAGCTGCTGAAGTTGTTGTCTTACTTTATCCGACTCTCCATTACTGTCACAATCAATGATGATACAATCAGAGTAACAGCTGACACCGACGAGGTCACGAGTGTTCGATCGAGCATTGATCGATCGAACGGTATCAGGGCCATAGCCGAACAAAGACCGATAAGTGTATTGACGGTCATGAGAGTTAAGCAGGAGTGGCGCACCCACTCGTATCTTCGACGTACGCCATTCATACCGAATTTCCTTTGCGTTGATTGTCAACGGCGGTGAGGATTTGCAAGTTACTGAATTCATGTGGCCCTCCTTTACTTATTGGGCGTATGTGATCGGCATGATACATCTACCTCGATAACCGCACTTAGTCTTGAGGCACGAGCCAAGTTTTCATTTGTGGTACTTCGACATAAGTCGTCCAAGAGATATCTCTTCTAGGTCATAATTACCTTCATTGACTCCATGTAATATGGCCACACCCTTCCAGTGGTTCTGTCCTTGAGGGCCTTTATAAGATTCATGATGCATGTGAAAGCTTCCACATATCAAGCCATTAACAATACCTCCATCATTTAAAAACTCTTTGTGGTGTTCCATCTTTTGGACATGACCCTGAACGAAACTAAACTTTAGTTTGTTCAACTTATTGATTACGCTGCCACCATATGGCTTACCATTAAATGGGTTAGCGAAGTAATGACTATACCGAATACCATCCAGGTTAATGATCTCAAGGAAAGGTACCACTGTCCAGTTCTCCAACTCAAGATCATCGAGTGAGAGAAATCCTTCAAACTTAGGGAACTCTTCGATGTACCTAGTCAATCTATGTTCATGATTCCCCATAAGAAATACACGTTCAGGTTCGTAGCCCGCCACACTGTCAATGGCGTCATCTAATATCTCAATGCCCTCATTGCCTGCCTCGATGTCAGCATCAATACGCCGACCTTCCATTGACTTCTTGCCTTCATCATAGGAAGACAGACTAGGAAAGTCCCAAGTATCTCCAAGATTTATAATAACTTCTGGTTGTGTCTCAGCGATGTAACGACCCAAAGCTTCGATATGTTCCATAGGTACACCTGGCTTTAATTGTAGATCACCGATTACTAAATGTTTTCTCATACTTCAGGTCCTTCTTTGACAATTGTTAATGGCTTGGGTGACAGTGCCAGTACCTCGTGGAACTTGGTTTCAAGATCAACTTCCTTCATTGAAGTAACCCTGTATTCTCAATGATGTATTCCTCAAGTGATTCCTCACTCACCTCATGTTCAATACTATTCTCAGTAAGCAGAGCACTGAGCATCATAGCTGTCATCGACCAGTATTCAATATCTCCCAATAACTCATCATAGTCAGCTTCACTAAGCATAACCATCTCGCCTATGCCGCCAATCTCGTCTTTCATTTCCAAATCCTTCCATTTTTAATATAGCTTATACGTGATGGAGATACTCCATATTTCGTCGCTAAATCCACTCCCTTAACTCCCTCATTTAGAGCTAATTTAATATAGTCAACAATTTCTTGGGTGAGTTTAGTATTAGATGGCTGCTTTCTATTACCTGAATACCATCAAGATCCCTTGGGCATAGTTCGTAGTCCTGTTCTGAAAGCGTGAGACAAATTCTCTTGCCTTGTATTCCATTCCAGATTACTTAAGTCATTGTTATTCTTATCACCGTCGATATGATTAACATCTCCCTTAGTCTCAGGATTGGGGATGAAGTTATCAGCTAATAACCTATGTACACGGTAGGTCTTGCCCTTCCCTAACTGACATAAGGACACTGTATAGTATCCTCCTGAATCCCTACCTGGTCTCAATGATCTACAGTCACCTTTCTTTGTTGACCACCCCTCACCTTCATTGGTAATGTAATAACTTGGTTGATCTTTAATAGGTTTAACAATCAACATCTAATTTAAACTCCTTGATTATTTTATCTGTTTTAAATCCATCACCTGGGTCTACCTTGAAATCGCTGAAACTATAACAGATTTCAGGCTCACCACTTAAGGGAATTATACCACCAAGTTCCTCGTTTGTCAATGTCCATGCTTGTTTAAATATACCCAGTGCTAACTCAGCTTGTGCTTCTGGAATTTCCCAGATTGTCTCATCATGAAAGTCGATAACAATCGGCGTCATCGATACGCTTGGATTAGCTTCACGTAGCTTCTGAAGATGCTTAAGATATGTCAATAGATTGAAGTGACCGGTCGATTGGACGCAGTTCGATACCAATATGGGAGTGTCTCCCATTACCGTGAATCTGTGATTAGGCCCTACATCTAGGATGTCGAATACTTCCTCTTGGTGTGTGTTGATTAAGTTCCTCCAAGGTACTCCCCGCGTGGTATAGCGCAGAACCTTGTGTGCAAGATAAGTCGGTATAGTTAATAATAAAATTTCGAAGAGCCGTATCTTGGCCCTCCCAATGTACCGCATACGTTGTTCTCCTATTGAATGCCTGTTCTTTGCGAGTTGCGAATCTAAGGTTTCCCGGCTCATATCCAAGATCATTATTTATCCTATCAATAGTAAATTCGGAGCTACACTTATTAAGCCCCTTCATGTGATCACAAAATAATAAGGGGGAGGATAGCCACTCGGGATGTATGTGAGTTCCTCTGTAAGTTTCATGTCCGTGTGTACCTGGATTCCGGCACCTCAATACAATTGAACGGAGACGTCGAACCAACCATTTGTCTATTTCGTCTCGACACTCCCAACGATTATTTCTATCTAGATAACATTGCTTACATCCTAATTGTTTTCCTCCCTTGAGATTCCCGAAATTAATTCGACGAGTTTCGTGGGGGCACGTTACTTGGACCCAATAGGTTGTGCTTTTACCCTTAACTAACTTCCACTTTTCGAGCGAGGTTATAGACCAGTCTCCATAATTCTTTCCAAGAAAAGAGGGGCATAGGGACTTTTGGCATTTCTGAAACTCTGACATACTGCATTTCCTTTTTATTATTATTGTTTATATTAACAATAATATCATGGTCGGGCGTACATGTCAACCCTTTCTTGGTTATAACTTTCTGAACTCCTTTCCATAATAATCCTTGATGGGATACAAAGGAGTTTCCATCCCACAAAAGATCCTTAGGTTTAATATCTTGTATTGATACCCAACCACGCTCAGTTAATGTTGGGGTATGTTTAGCGATACATCGGTTAAGTATATCCTTCTCAAGGTGACCAGCTACACTGATTGGCATACCCCGTCCATTGATAAACCATCCACCATTCATTGCATACTCACTCTTGAGCTTGTCCTGATAAGCAGTGACACCCGCGAACAATGACCAGTATGCTTTATGCAATGTCTTGACTTCCTGAAGGGTTATCGTAACTCCCTGTTGTACCAAGGTTTCATGTATCTTCTTGGCTCCCGCTCCGTAACCAGCACTAAGGTGAAGGACCTTGCAGATATCTCGTATCCGTTTCGCTTTCTTCTTGGTGATGGCAATGGCTTCGGCAGTGGGATTGAGGGGATCGTATCCATACGCACATACCTCGTCCCTAAATGCGGGGATACTAGCTCCGACATATAGGTAGATATCTTGAGGTTTAGGTCTCATGTGGAGCTTCGCTCTGTCCTCCCTGGTTATTGTTACGTGTCCATCAATTATCTTTTTCATATGCACTCCTTAAATAGTTAAGGGCCATCTCCACCCGTTCAACTGTGTCCCCAAGTATCCCGATCCCACTATTACATGAATGACAAAGCAGTCCACGAATCAATCCTAGTACCTGCCATATCCTTGTCACAACACTGACACTTAGAATTACACTCAGCTACCCTGGCGTTATATTCTTCTAGAGATATTCCATACGTACTGAGTAGATGATAGTGATAACGTTTATCTTTTGAGTCTTGAGGTCTGGTATTGGTACAAGGTCTACACCAAGCAGCATATCCATTAGGATTAGATGAGGGACCAAAGTTAATATGATCTAATACTTTATCGCATTTACCACACCTCTTCTTACCTTCCTTTCCTAATCGTCGTTGTTCGTTTCGGCGTCCACTGGGGGATTTGTTTTGTTGATTGCGGCACAATTTACAACTAGATTTAACCCCTTGCTTGGCACATTTGTGATACTCAACCAACTCCTTCGGCTCTTTACATGTGTTACAGACCTTTAATATCAACCTGATCTCCCTCGATATTATACTCAATGCCCAATACATCCAACTCGGCCAGTGTATACTGTTCCGATTCAGGGGCGTACAGCTGCATACAGGCCGGGTCTTCACTTAACTCCGCTAATACCACAGCCTCTAAGGCGTCCACATCCATCTGGATAAAGACATGACCTGGCCTGGGAATCAGACAATCCATATATTCTCTTGCCTTTGGGAGTTGTTGACAATTCGTGTTAATAATCTTTGTCTTACGATACTGTTTAAAATCTTCTGGGTTAAGTCCTCGTGCCTTTAGTTCCTTTCTAGTTAACGTCTGCATAGATTCTCCGATTAATAATATTTCCTATGGATACTTTCTTACATCGCTTCTTATTTTCCTTAGTACAAGTCCATGTAATGGTAGGATAGCCCTGCCAATCATTACCTATGACCCGGACTCCCGGTCGTCGGCTGGCTGTGAAGATCACTCCTTTGTCTGTTATCCACAAGGGGCTGTCGGGTATATTCTTTTTACGCACTAGCTAAAACCTCCTCTGGTATCTCGTACCATTCCTTAGTAGCTATACTACCTCCACTACACCTCCCGGTAAGGGTTCCATACAACCGTAAACCTGTATGGTGTATGTCATTCTCATCAAGTGATTCCAACATACCCTCCATATAACCCAGTAGCTTATTCAGTTCATTGTACCTTGACAGTAGCTTACCAGCCTTACCAAGTAAGGGTAGTATCTTCTTGTCAATGGTACGCTTGCCGGTTGATGTGCCAGGTACATCGTGGATGGTATCGTCGATGGTAACTGTGAATCTATGTACCTCGTTCTGTCTCCAGTCATAACTTGTTTCAACTGGGGTTGACTTGAAGATACAATCATAGAACAACCAGGCTAGTTGATCCTTGCTGTTGGCATTGAAGTGTAATGTCGTCTCAGCAACCGCCACCTTCGTTTGCCATTTGAGATACCGGGAGGCTGGCTTACCTGTCTTGGTAAACTCAGGAGGTTCCTTGGCTCGTATCTCATCAACAACATTAATGTTGTATATATCAATCCACTTGGTCGCCTCACTGTCATCAAAGAATCCTTTAAGTAGTGCACTCATTACCTTCTTAACCTTGACTATACGCTCCCGCAACAAAGGCTCATCAATGTACATACCATGAAAGAATTCCTCCACCGCAAGTCTGGCCAGTACCATCATCTCATCTTCGAGGATAGCTATCATGTCTGGGAACTGAGATTCATATGTCATGAAGTGACAATACAATGCATAGGTTGATGAACAATCAAGTCCTCCATAAAATCCTATAATTTCAAGGGGCGCCTTATACATTTGTCCCTTGTCCGGCTTGCCCTTTGCCTTGGTGTGTCCATTGTCAATCAACCATTGATCAATCTCAACCTCGTTCGTTTCCTTCCATCCTAAGACTGTCTTCTGTGCTCCCTTGAGTGACCATGACTGACCAGCGTAACCTTCGTTAGCTAATGCCTTGAACATCAGGCGAGTATCATTCTTCCATGGGAACCTGGACATTGGTATGTACTGTGGCTTCATTCGATAGTATCCCTCAAGTACCCTGGCATCATAGGATACATTGTGGGCAATGAGATTGAACTCACCGAGGTTCCACATTAATGAATCAGACATCCCAGTGTAATCAATGGGACAATAGATACCATCAGGATACATGCCGCAAGCAATCCCGACTCCCACAACGCGGAACTCGGGATCAAGTACATCAAGACCAGTAGTCTCGAAGTCAACAATCAGATCAGAAGAAGGAGTTAACCGCTTCAGATACTGCAAGAAACTTGCTGGGTTGTCCAGTATCAATGGATCCTTTGGTGTGTGTAGGGTTGGCTTCAACAGATTGAAAGAAGTCCCCTCCGTTATTTCTATCACGAATACCTCGTATCAGTTTGATGTTAACTTGGTCATTGTTATACTCAGTCTCAATGGTACATCGCGAGCCCACCAATTGTGTGAGGATACCAACCTCCTCATCAATCAGGGCATCATATCGTGTCTTAAGAACCTCGGTACTTGGGGCAGTGGCTGCAAGTAACTGCTTGAGTTTACTGCTTAGGTCCTTGCTGTCTCGACTATAGAGGAACATGGTTTCGATGTGGGTGTTCTCGAAGTCATCCTGGAATACCATCAATGCCCGAGTAGCATCTTCAGATGCCAGTGAATCAAGTGACATTGTGACCAAGGTAACGTCGTGTATCTTACCTGGCTCCATCTTCCGTCCGTTACCTGGTATGGGCTCCCGAGTCTCCTTGGTCACTCGTCTCGCTTTACTTTTATACATATAAATTCTCCTATTCTATGTGATCCCAATACTTTCTACTTACAATTCTGCCCTCTCCGGGGTAATTTCAGCCCCGCTGGGTGGGAGTTCCCGTACCTCAGTCGGTGGTCCATCTTCCTTGAGTGTTCCTAATGATCTTTGATACGATAACATATTCAATCCAGCCGCAGCACAATCCCAATGATAAACGGTCTTACCTAATCGTTCACTGGTATCTTTATCAATATCTTCTCCACTCATAATTGCATACACATGTCTGAGTACTGCTGCACATAACTGTAACTTCCCATGCCCAAAAGTGAAATTCCATCTACCATATTTAAGCTCCCCAGCTCTCATGGCATTACCAATACCGAGAATAAATTGAGGGTGTATAAACTCAAGCGCGGGTTTCCTATCAGTTTGATCATTCTTCTTTGCTCCGCTCATATTATACCCTTCCAAGTTAGGTTGTGTTTGATTGCTGATATAGTTCGATGGGATACGTCGAACCTCTTGCCTAGAGCCACGCATCCCACACCACTACGAAGCCAATACTTAATTGAAACTACCTGTTCTGGTTTAATAACTAGCATCGTATCTCCGTTAATGTAGATCGTCGGTATCGTTAATGATATCACCCAGTTCAGCCAGGGTATCAATAGGTCCAATGATTATAGCGGACAGGAATTTATCCTCATCACCTGGACACAATGCCATTGCCCATCCAAGTAGGTGAGCTGCCTCGACTATTAGTTCAAGGGCTTTTTCCTGATCATCTGTTATTCCATTCATGTTATCCTCGGGGCAAACGAAAGGGCCCAGTCAAGGGCCCAGTCATTGTTATTTAGGCTAGTCTTCAAAAATCACAAGGTTGAAATGAGGGTGTGTTTCCTTCTCTCGTCTGTCGTTTTTGAAGATGCACATGTTACCAAGCTGTTGGAATTCTACATCACCTTTACCAACCTTGTTTTCAAGTACTCCCACTTCCATCAGCTTTGAGCCTTTGATTGCTTTGTTTAATGTATGCAGTGTCTTCTTCTTTGCATCATCCTTATCACGGAAGATGAAGTACACAAGATCCTCCGTACTACCATTTAAGTAGGGTACACCGTTCTTGTCCTCCTTAATCCAGAGGCCGATGTACTGCTTGGTATTTTCGTTTGATTCACTCATAATTATCTCCAGTTTAATTGATTGTTAAAATGATGTGCTATCTGTTGGTTTGGTCTGCTTGCGAGCTATCACCTTCGTCTTGCGCTCCGTAGCATCTTCACCATCTAGATCGACGCTGGGAACAAATAACATAGCCTGAAGAGAGTATCGCTTTAAGTATGTGATCGCCGCGCCGAACTTCTGTATATCCTTAACTTCAGGGACTATAACAGATGATCGAAGTGACGTACCGTCTGTGTGTCGTAGAACAGTCGAGAGTACATTGAATGGCTTCTCACCGTCCAATGCTACCTCCAAGTCTTGGGTAATGGATAGTCCAGCATCATTGAGCGGCTTCTTAACTACTTCCATAACCGTAGCTAGATCTGCATAGTTACGGTTGAAGAATGGATTCTCGGAACTTTTGGTAGCCTTACCAATGTTACGCTGTGCCTCAAGTAATGCTGTGTTGATGTTGCTTGTTGCCATGTTTGTCTCCTTGACTTCTATTAAAGGATAACACAAGAGGGTTCATGTGTCAAGCTTAATATAATTAATATTTAATGACGAGCTCTTTACTCTCCATTGGCTAACTCTCTGCACTCCGCTACCCACTGATCGAATCCATTGTCAACCGATACCTCGGCAAAGTCATCATACATTACGTTGGTGTTCTTCTTCTCCTTCTTGCCAAACGTATCAAGATCCCCACCATGTTCTGGTATAACTTTGTCTCTTACACAGTCACTACAATATTGGTAGTACCTTTCGATACCGCTGGCAGTGATGATAGTCTCGACGCCATCAATGAACAGTGTGTCATCCTTCCATGTCAGATCATACAAGCTAATGAATGGACTGACATTAACTATCTTGTCTTGTTTTTCTGTATACCTAACAGCTCGATGGTCAAAGGTAAACTCTTTGGCGGATAGAAAGAACGGAGCGAAGTGACTTCGATTGGTGTATGCTAATACCCAAGGAATTCCCATCTGATGACTGTAGTGTGCTGCTTGAACGACGTGACCTGGGCTAGGATTAGCACTGGCCGCATGAAAATGTCGGACCATCTTCCCATTAGAACTTATTAGCTTATGTTCAATACCAAACACCGGGACGAAATCATCTCCCTTACCAGTGCCTATCACTGTGTCGGGCCTGCCTGTTACTGTCTCGCCATTGGGTAGTGACCATAGCATGGGGATATCCTCCTCACATCGGAAGTCAACGCCAGCCAGGGTCAGCAGCTCGTTCCAGTGATCCTCGTTCTTGAACCCAGCTTCAAAGATCAAGTCATCATCCAGTGTTGTCTTCATCTCAATGCCAAGGTGTCGAAGTACTGTAGTGCGGGGTGAGTTACCAATGATCACACCATCAGGACTCCTGTGTCCACTGCTCCCACCGCGCCAACTTCCTCCGTTACTTACTCTTGCCTCCTGTTTAACGGCGAAGCCTGCCTGGATCATGCCGTATAGATTCATCTTGTTGCTCATATGTGACTCCAATTCTTTCCGGTGTTAATATTACCTATCGTTGAGCGAGTGACTCCAAACGTC